TTCGTCGTTGGAGCCGCCCCGGCCGGCGCGGCGGTTGGCTGCCTTGATGCCGTACCGGCAGCCGCCTGCCTCGAACCATTCGTCGCCGTTGACGTTGCGGACCTTTCCCCATTCCTCTTCGAGGTCGGGGCAGGCGTGAATGGCCTCCTGGCACATGTTCCACTGGTCGCGGGCGAGCGCGACGTCCTGGGCGACGCCGATGATTCGCCGGGCGCCGTCGACGTACATGCGCCAGAGGGTGACGATCCGCTTGAGGTGGCTCTTTCCGTTCTGGCGGGCGACCAGGATGACGACGGTGCGGAACCGGTAGCTGCCATCGGGGTTGAGCTCGAGGGCGTGGATGACGGCCCACTGCTGCCAGGGGAGGAGGGGCTCGCCGATCATCTCGGCGAAGTCGATGACCTCGTATCCGCGGCTGGTCTTGCGGGTGAGCGGCCGTAGCGGCTTCGTGAAGACGCGGGCTTCGGTGCGCCCGAGGAGTTTCCTGCGGCCGGGGCCGCGGTTGGCGGGGTGGTTCGACGGCCGGCCGGGCTTGTGGTCGGGGCAGCGCTTGCGCCCGGGGTCGGCGAGCTTGCGGCAGCCTTCGGGCCAGTTGCAGCGCTTACGCGCCGTGCGCGGCGCGGAGCTGGGCGAGTCGGTTCGGCTTGGCATCGGCGCTTGGCTTGGCGGTCTTCATGGCGGCGCGGGCGGCGGGGGTGCCGCCGAGGGATTCCAGGATGCGCTGCAGCTCGGGGCCGAGCCAGCGGATTGCCCAGGCGTACTTCTCGCCGGGCGTGGCGGCGTCGATGACGCGGGCGTACTGCTGGGCGAGCTTGGCGGCGGCGGCGTCTTTCCCGCCGTCGGCGGTGTCGATGCCGAGGCTGGCGAGGCTGGCGATGACGGCGGGGTAGAGCAGCTCACTGGCGTCGCGTAGCGCCATTCGCGCCTCCAGGGCGTACGATTGCGCCAAGTCTAACCTTCTACCTGAGGTTTAGACTTTTTCTGAGGCAGGCTCCGTGACCAGCACGACGGCGTTCCCCCGCGCTTCCCGCCGCGCCTGGCTGGCGCCTCGGCTGGAGCGTGCCCGGTCCGTCGCCGCCCGCCTGATCCGCCCCGCGCGCCCGGTGCTGGCGAATGCCGCGCAGATCCCGCTGACGATCGCCGCGTACGGGCTGCTGGCCGGGGCCGCGGTGGCGTGGGACACGCTGGCCGGGCTGGCGTGCACGGCGGTGCTGCTGATCGTGCTTGAGCACCAGCTGGCGGACGAGTGAAGTCCGGGCTGCGCAGGCTCCGTAATGCCTCCGTCACGGCCCCGGTGCCGGTTGCCCGGCGTTACCCGGGCACGAGCCTGCTGACGGCCGGCACCGCGGACATTGAGGCGCTGCTGCGCGCGCCGATGTTCATGGGCACGGTGCACTCGATCGTCAGCTTGTACGCGGAGTCGACGGCGCGGCCGGAGTGGAAGCTGTACCGCAAGCAGCCGATGGACGCCCGGCGCCGGTACGCGCCGCACACTGACACCGGGAGCGACCAGCGCACTGAGGTCGTGCAGCACGCGGCGCTGGACCTGATCAGCCGCCCGAACCCGTTCTTCACCCGGTTCACGCTGTTCGAGCAGGATCAGCAGTTCCTCGACTTGTGCGGTGAGTGGTACTGGGTGCTGGCGCGGGACCCGCGGGCGACGTTCCCGATCGGGGCGTGGCCGGTGCGCCCGGACCGGATGACCCCGGTGCCGCACCCGGAGCGGTTCCTGGCCGGCTGGGTGTACACGGCGCCGGACGGCCGGGAGAGGGTCCCGCTGGGCGTTGACGAGGTAATCCAGGGGAAGTACCCGAACCCGCTGGACATGATGCGGGGCCTGGGGCCGGTGCAGTCGGTGCTGATGGACATCGACGCGGCCCGCTTCTCGGCGGCGTGGAACCGGCAGTTCTTCCTGAACTCCGCGGAGCCGCGCGGCGTGGTCGAGGTTCCCGGGTCGCTGGACGATAACGACTTCGATGAGTTCCAGATGCGGTGGGCGGAGACGCATCAGGGGATCGCGGCGGCGCACAAGGTGGCGATGCTGGAGAACGGCGCGAAGTGGGTGCCGAATCAGTCGACCGTCCGGGACATGGACTTCGTCAACCTGCGCTCGCTGGCCCGTGACGTGGTCCGGGAGGCGTTCCGCGCGCCCAAGGTAATGCTCGGCGTCAGCGACGACGTGAACAGGGCCAATGCCCAGACGGGCCAGGAGGTCTTCGCCGCGTGGGGCACGGTTCCGCGGCTGGACCGGAAGAAGGACGTGCTGAACAACCGGCTGCTGCCGATGTTCGGTTCCACGGGCACGGGAGTGGAGTTCGATTACGTCAACCCGGTCCCCGCCAACCGGGAGCTGGACCAGGCGGAGCTGACGGCGAAGGTCACGGCGGCGGTGGCGCTGATCGGGATCGGTTTCGACGCGTCGGAGGTGCTGGAGATGGTCGGGCTGCCGGAGATGTCGTTTACCGAGCTGAAGCAGGCAGTTGCCCCCGCGCCGGCCGCGCCGGTGCCTGCAGCTGGCGGGGACGGCGGGTCGGCGGCGGACATGGAAGCCAGGCTGCGGCGGATGCTCGGCAACGGCCATCAGCCGGTCCCGGACCTGGACCCCCGGACTGTGCGGGCGCTGAAGCAGCTAGCGGGGAGGCACTGATGAAGGGCGGACGCCCGTTCCGCACCACGCGCGACGTGGTGAACCTGCGGCAGGGCCGCAATGAGTGGTACCGCATCACCAACGCGACGACGACTACCCCGGCGCGGGTCGACATCTTCGATGAGATCGGCTGGTTCGGGATCACCGCCGCCGACTTCGTCCGGGACCTGTCCGGCGTGTCCGGCGACCTTGACGTGCACATCAACAGCCCCGGCGGCGACGTGTTCGACGGCATCGCGATCTACAACGCGCTGCTGAACCACAAGGGCACCGTCTCGGTCCATGTCGACGGCCTGGCGGCGTCGGCGGCGTCGTTCATCGCGATGGCGGCCGCGCCGGGGCAGCTGGTCATCGCCAAGACGGCGTCGATGATGATCCACGAGGCGTTCGGGCTGGCGATCGGCAACGCGGCGGACATGCGGCAGATGGCGGACATGCTCGACCAGCAGTCCGGCAACATCGCCGGGATCTACGCGGACCGCTCCGGCAAGCCGGTGAGCGAGTGGCGTGACGCAATGCGCGCCGAGACCTGGTACGTCGGCCAGGAGGCCGTCGACGCGGGCCTGGCCGATGAGGTGCAGGGCACCCCGGCGGCGGGGAACACGTGGGACCTGTCGGTGTTCGCCAGGCGGCCCGGCGAGCCGCCCGCGCAGGCGCAGGACGCGCACGAGCCCGCCGCGGGCGACAGCGGCATCAGCATCGACCCGGCTGCCCTGGCAGACCTTCAGGAGGCGTGAAAAAGTGACCGGCACCATCAAGATCCCGGAGACTGCCGAGGAGCTGAACGAGTTCCTCATGGACCCGGTGAGGGCCGCGGCGGTCTTCTCCCCGGCCGCCGTCAACGACGGCACGGCGAAGAAGTTCCTCACCGCGCACGCCGAGATCCGCAACAAGAAGGACGCCGAGCTGGCCGCGCAGCAGCGCGAGCAGATGCAGGCCGTCCTCGGCGAGTGGCTGCGGGAGAACGGCAGCGCCGGGCAGGCCCCGCCGGTCAGCCTGGCCAACGGCCGCCCGCAGATCGGCCGCGGCCCGGCCCCGGGGTCGATGGCCCGGCAGCAGTCGCTGTACGGCCGGACGGCCAAGGGCGCGCAGCTCAACGGCGCGTTCGATTCCATGGGCGACTTCTTCCGCGCCATCACCCAGGAGGGCGCTGGCCGGCAGTACCGGGACGCCGGCGACCTGACGGCGCGGCTGGACAAGGTCAAGGCGATCCAGAACACGTTCGGCACCGACGTGCCGTCCGACGGCGGGTTCCTGGTGCCGGAGGAGTTCCGGTCGGACCTGCTGATGCTGGCGCTGGAGAACGCGCTCATCCGCCCGCGGGCGACGGTGATCCCCATGAGCAGCCAGACCCTGGCGATCCCGGCCGTCGATGACACCAGCCACGCGACCACGGTGTTCGGCGGCATTCAGACGTACTGGGTGGACGAGAGCACTGCCCCGCCGGAGACGTCGGCGAAGTTCGCGCAGGTCAAGCTGGACGCGAAGAAGCTGATGGCGTACTGCACCGCGCCGTCGGAGCTGCCCGCGGACGCCCCGGCGTTCAGCGCCTACCTCGACCAGGCCCTCCCGAAGGCGCTGGCGTTCGAGGAGGACTACCGGTTCATGGCCGGGACCGGAGTGGGCGAGCCGCTGGGGTTCATCAACTGCCCGGCCGCGGTCATCGCAGCGGGCGCCAGCCACCTGGGCGCGAACACGATCGGCGTGGAGGACCTCGCCGCGATGTTCGCGCGGATGCTGCCGTCCAGCCTGATGAACGCGATCTGGCTGGCCGACATCGGCACCTTCCCGCAGCTGGCCACGATGGCAGTGCAGGGCGCCATCGCGAACTCCAGCCCGGTGTGGATGAACAACGGCGTCATCGGCGCGCCCCCGGCCGCGATCTACGGCCGCCCGGTGTACTTCACGGAGAAGTGCCCGGCGCTCGGCACCACGGGCGACATCTCGTTCGTGGACCCGTCGTTCTACCTGATCGGCGACCGGCAGGCCATCACCGCCTCTGCCAGCCCGCACTTCGCGTTCAGCACGGACAAGATCGCCTACAAGATCATCGAGCGGGTCGACGGGCGCCCGTGGCTGCAGTCCGCACTGACCCCGAAGAACGGCGGGAACACCCTGTCGGCGTTCGTGCAGCTCAGCTCGACCCGGACCTGATAACTACCGCGCGGGGGTCAGATACCGCAGAAAGGCCAGGCGAATAGCCAATGTCCCAGATCCTCGGGCTCGGCAACCGGTTCAACCTGGGCGTCTCCCCGACGACCCAGAAGAACCGGTACAACATGCGCGACTGCGACGTGGTCGGCATCCTCATGGTCGGCGCGACGTCCACCGCGAACCTGACGCTGAACGAGTGCAACGCCGCGACGGGCGGCACCGAGCAGGCCCTGGCGGTGATCACCGTCTACTGGACGCAGGCCAGCGCGACCGCGCCGACGGCGTGGACGAAGGTCACGCAGGCCGCGGCATCCACGGTGCCGGGCATCAACGGCGGCGTGACCTACTTCGAGGTGTCCGGCGTCAGCATGTCGGACGGCTTCAAGTACCTCGACGCCACCCACGCGAACGCGACGATGGTGTTCATCCTCAATGGCCTGGACGTGCGGCGCACGCCTGAGAACCTCGTGTCGGCGGTGCTGTAATGCCTACCAACATCCAGAACCAGCAGGTCCTCCGCGCGGCGTCCGGCTTCCAGGTCGTCCGCACGACATCGCTGGTCGCGCAGTCGCTGACGTCGATGTTCACCATCACGGGCGGCCGGGTCATCGTCAACGCCCTGTACGCGAAGCTGACCATCGCCTCCGACGCGTCGAACGCCACGTCGATCGTGGTCGGCTTCACCGCGTCGGAGGGCGCGGGCGCGAACATCGCCAACGCGATCGCCACCGCCACGGTGGTCGGCGTCGTCCGTGAGGCCGGCACCCACTGGTCCGTGGGCGCGACCGCCTCGGCGCTGTCCCTCGGCGCTACCGCGGCGACGCCGCTGGCGGTGATGACGAAGATCCTCCTTGGCCCGGGCGTCATCACCTACACCGGCAGCGTCGGCGTGAACCCCGGCTCGGCGCAGTGGTACCTGAACTACCTGCCGCTGGACCCGGGCGTGTCCGTGGTGGCGAACTAGCGGTGGCGCACGCGAACGCGGTCACCGGGGCGACGGTGTACATCGACGACAGCCTGCCGTCGGAGGTCGTCATCCCGGAGGACACGCTCACCCCGGACGGCTGGCCTACGAACGTCCGCTTTGTCGGCCCCGGGGACACGTACGGCTCCGGCGTCGTGACCGACATCGACTCGGACGCCTGATGTCGTCGTGGCGGTGCATGACGTGCCGGACCGTCTACGCGGTCGGGATCCCGGCGTGCCCGCACTGCGGCGGCACTGAGCACGGCGAAGGAGAGGAAGCCATGGCGAAGGCAAGCGCCGAGGGCGGCGCGACCCACTATGTCGCTGAGGGCGACCCGGTCCCCGATGACCTGCCGGCGGGCGTGCGGCTAGTCGGCCCCGGCGCGCCCGTGGAGGGCACCGAGTACCCGGCGGATGGCACCATATCGCCGCCGATCTCGGGTGACGGTGATGGCGAGCCCGGCGAGCAGGTTATCCAGCTGCCGGACGGCGAGTACGCCAAACCCGATGGCCCGGCGCTGTCAGCGGCGGGCGACGACGATGAGGACGGGCCGCCGGACTACATGGCGTACCGCGTCGTCGACCTGCGGGACCTGGCCCGCGATCGTGGCCTGCCGGTGACCGGCGCGAAGGCGGACCTGGCGGCGGCCCTGGCGGCCTGGGACGCCGACCACCCGGACGGCCTGGCCGCAGGCGGCGCGGGCGACGGCGACGACGACGCCCGGGCAGGCGAGTAGCCCGTGTCGTGGGAGCAATTGCGCGAGACGGCGGAGCTGAACCGGCAGTTCCGCCGGGACGAGCTGTCGAAGCCGCCGTCCGCCTGCCCGAACGACGGCACGCCGCTGGAGCCGTCCCCGCCGGGGGCCGGCTCGACCATGTTCTGCCCGCACGACGGCTACCGCTGGCCCGGCGACCCGAACCCGCTGAGGCCCGGCGGCCTGTAACACGCGCGACAACCGAATAACCCACACCAGCTAGCCCGTAGAAAGCAGCCGAGGCGGCAGGAATGACGATCACGGTTCCCGTGTACTGCACGCGGGAGGACGTTAAGACGGCGCTTGACATCAAGGCCACCGCGCGGTCGAACGCCCAGGTTGACCGCGCCGTCATCTCCGGCGCCGGGGCTGTCGAGGACCAGCTGAAGCGCAAGTTCTACCCCTTCGACGGAACCCGGGTGTTCGACTGGCCGAACCGGTTCCAGCGGGCCGCCGCGTGGCGGCTGTACTTCGGGGCGAATGACCTGGTCTCGGCGACGGCGGTCACCTCTGGCGGCGTGGCGATCCCGCTGGCGTCGGTTAACTTCGAGCCTGCGAACTCAGGGCCGCCGTTCACGCGGATGGAGCTGGACATCTCCAAGTCGCCGGGGTCGTTCACCGCCGGGGCCACGTGGCAGCATGACATCAGCATCACCGGCACCTGGGGGTACAGTGCCGCCGTCACCCCGGCGGGGACGCTGACCGCGGCGGTCACGGACACCACGGGCACGACTGTGGCCGTGTCGGACTCCACGCAGTGCGGGGCCGGGTCGCTGCTGCTGATCGGGACTGAGCGGCTGCTGGTCACTGACCGGTCGATGATCACCACCGGGCAGTCGCAGCAGGGCGCGGGCGCGGGCACGGCGGTCAACTCGGACGTATCGCTGACCGTGACGGACGGCACCAAGTACACGGTGAATGAGATCCTGCTGCTGGACTCCGAGCGGATGCTCATCACTGACATCGCGGCGAACGTCCTCACCGTCAAGCGCGGGTGGGACGGGTCGGTGCTGGCCACCCACTCGGGCGCGACGGTCTACGCGCCGCGCTCGCTGACGGTGACCCGCGGCGCGCTGGGCACCACGGCCGCCACCCACCTCATCAGCGCGGCGGTCAGCCGGTATGCGTTCCCGGGGCTGGTCACGGAGCTGAACGTCGCCGAGGCGATCAACACGCTGCTGCAGGGAACGAGCGGTTATGCGCGGACGGTCGGCGAGGGCGACAACCTGCGGCTGGCGTCGGGCGCTGGGCTGGCTGACATCCGGGTGCGGGCGATGGCCGCGCACGGCCGCGCCAAGGTACGGCAGCGGGCGGTGTGACATGGGCAGCCTGACGGTGAAGGTGATCGTGGGGGCGCAGGGGCCGCTGACGGACGGGTCCGCCCCGGGGATCGTCCACGCCTGGACTGATGAGGTGAAGCAGGACATAGCGCAGGAGGGCCTGAACCGGCTGCGCGGCTTCGCCATGAACAAGACCGGCCGGGCC